TGGTACTGCTAAAGGTGAACCGTTGCCATCAAACATTTTTAAAATTGATTCTGCCATGATTTTATTGTTTTAAGTTAATTTTATTATAAATATTAGCCCATATTGGAAGTTGCCAAAGCTAATGATTTTCCTACTTTAGCTCCATCTAAATATACATCTCCCCCAGAGGATACTGCTGATATTAATTGCTTTAATAATGCTACTACTTCTTGATTATCACCCCCACCTGTAAGATTAGTACCTCCCATTATAATATCATCGGCCCTAAATTTTTGTATTGGTTGTCCTGGTCTTGAAATAAAATCTTCTGCTATACCGGCTGCTTTTGATTCTTCATCGTAAAATGTACTTCTAACAATCTTACCTAAACCTTCAGCTCCTACTTGACGTGCTATAAATCCTCCAAGATTTCTACCTAACCAATCTCCAGCTATACCTGCAACTGGGGTTAAAGCAAGTCCTAAACCTGGTGCTACATTTAATGCTTGAATGGCTGCCATACCACCAACAGAACCAACAATACTTCCAATTCCCTCAGATACTCTTTCACCAATAGCTTGATTAATATCTGCTGTAGATTCTCCACTAGCAATCATTCCTTTAATATCTGAATTAGCAAATATACCTTCAATAAAACTCCCTATTACCGGAATTCTTTTTGTTAAGGATTTAAGAGTTCCTCCTAAAGCTTTTTTACCTAAAACACCACCTAATGCATCTTTAAGCTTTGTAACTGGATTTAAATTTTCAAAGAAAGCACCAATTTTATTTGCTCCTCCACCAACCATACCTTTCAAACTACTCATTATACCTCCACCCGCAGCGGCAGTTGCTTTGGTACCTCCACTTGCAGCAGACCCTGCTACTCCTTTTGCAACATCACCTCCGGCTTTTACTGTCCCTTCTGCAACTTTTGATCCAAATCCTAAAGATGATGCAACTTTTTCAGCAGCACCTCCAATTTTAGTTAAATATCCTAACATCTTTTTTAATACCCCAAAACCGGCTTTTATTCTTGAAAAAATTCTAATTCCAGAAATAATACCCATGTATTTACCAATACTATCAAACATATTACCTAGATTACCAACCATTTCAACACCATCCATTAGCTTATCTAAAAACTTTGCAAATATATCTATAACTGGGATTAATTTATCCTTAAGTTTTTCCATAGAATTCGCAAATCTTTTTTGAGATGATTCAGATGCAAGTTGATTAGCTAATTGATCACTTCCTAATTCTTTAGCTATTGCCTCATCTGATAGTCCTTTTTTTCTTAAATCATCATATTTTTTCTGGGCATCTCCTATACTTTTGAATTTACCACCTAACAGTTCTTGGGTTTGTAATGTTTCTGCTAATTCGTCTCTTGACATTCCAAATGCTTTAGCTAATGCATTTTGTTGCATAACATTCATTGCACCAAATTCAGCTGCTGTTCCTATTTCTCGTCCAATAGCTTTAGCTAATCCTTCCTGGTCATTCATTAATGCTGCCCTTCTAGCATCTTCTAAATTTAATTGCTTACCAGTCATTAATTCAGCTTCCATTTCAGCTGCAATAGAGCTTTCAAAATCTAATAATGAATTAGCTGTACTTTCCATTTGAGCTTGGCTTAAGCCTAATTTTTGAGATTGGAAAGCAGCATTTGCTAATGATTTACCTTGACCTTCCATTGAAAGTCTATTAGCTGCACTAATATTACCAATTTCAGCAAAAACATCTTGTTGATTAACTGCAGAACCTGTTTGGGCTGCTAATACTGCAACTTGACCCCTTAACTGTTCCGTAAATTCTTCAGCATTTTCACCTCTTAGTTTTGAAGTTTTAAGAAAAACAGCTGCTTGTTCATTAGTTAACCCAAATTCATTAGATAATAATGAAAAAGTTTTTAATTCATCTTGTGTTAATTTAACAGCACCCCCTATTTCAGCATTAAATTCTTGTATTGCCTTATGAGCATCACCAACATTAAAAGCCATCTCACCACTGGTATTTGCCATACCAATTAGGTTTTCTCTTAAACTATTAGCTTCATCTCTTCCTAATGCAAATGTTTTAGAAAGAGCTTCTCTACTTTCACCAAACTCTTTAATTGAGTTTTTAATTCCCTTGAATATCATTACATCAAGGGCAAGTAACATTTCTTTTTTAAAATTCTGAGCACCTTCAACTAAAGATTTATTAAGAACTTCTGCTTGAATAGCTGCATCATCCATTACCTCTACTCCAGTTTCATCTAACCTTTCTTTATTAGCATGGGCCTCTGCTAATTCTTTATTAAATGCATTACCTGCTTCTTGTTGGTCATAAAGATTTTCAGTTAATTCATTTGCATTTTTAGACATATTATCAAATATGCCTCCATACTTATCTAACCCTACTTTCTTTAATATACCTCCAGCCTGTCCAAATGTTTTATTTATGCCTTCATTTAGTTCTGATATTTTTTCCTCTTTTTCAATCCTTTCAGCAAGCCTTTTATTCATGTCGTCCATGAGAACAGCTCCTTTACCCATCTCCATGATCATATCAGCATGACCTGTAGTGATTTCTTTTGTAGCAACTAACTCATCTAAACGTTTTGCTAGTTGTTCATCACTTAATTTTATACCATTTTTATCTAAAAGTATTCCCTTATTAGCAATTCTAAGATTTGATTGCTGTATTTTAAGTTTTTGTCTTAATTTAGTTAAAGCTTTAGAGTCTAATCTTTCAAGATCTTCTTGATCATTTTTTAATTTTTCAGCAATCCCTTGAATTGACTGAGTTGCTTTTTTGGTAACGTTTAAAGATTCGTTTTGTTTTTTTATTGCACCATTTAATCCTATAAAAGTCTCATAATAAGATTTAGCATTTTTACCAATTTCATCTAATTGTTTATCAACATCATCTAATGAATCAACTAAAGCAATAATAGCATCATCAGCATTACCCATTTCTTTAACAAATTCTTTTGCAGTTTTTGCATTAAAGGGATTTGATTTACCTAAGTCAGAATATCCTCTTCTTATTTGTTTAAGGAGGGCAACTATTTGTTGATATTGCTTTGGGTCTAAACTTGGATCTTTAGCCATTCTAAATTTGTTTTATTATAAATATTAGAAATGATTATTTTTTAGACTTCTTTGTAACATAGGATGGAGGATGGATTTGCTTTGAAGGTATTGGAGATGTTGGGTTATTTAAATCAATTTGAGTATTATTTCCTTTAGCTGCTTTTTTCTGTGCTGAATCTTTTTCCTCATAAAATGTTTTAAGTTTATTAAAGGTAAATTTACGTAACCAAATGGGCATATTATATACAGTATGCCAATCATACCCACCTTTACCATTAAATACAATTTCGTGAATTATATTAAATATATTTATTCTATGTTGAGAAGCATTACCTAGCGTCAGGCCAAAAAAAGTTAAGTCCAATGGGGATTGTTGCATCATTATCATCTCCGTCGGGAAAAAAAGTTAGATCAACATCGGGTTGAACTAATTTAATATAGTTTCTTAGTGCTCTTGAATCCTGAGCCAGGAGGAAATTATCTACAAATTCCCTAATAGGTTTTTTATCTGGATTACCTTCAATAGCTGTAATAATATACTTTAAACGAGTTGACATTTCAGGACTTGCATCTTTATCAATCTTTTTTAAACCTAATAATTCTCTGTCTATATCTAATTCATCTTTTCCATTAAGAATTTTAAATGATATATTTACTTCTGTTTTTGGAAGTTTATAATCAAATGAATTTACTCCTTTTGTTACTAAATCTTCACTAAAAGGTTTATTATCTAAAGTTGATAAATCAACTGATTGTCTTTCATTATCATATTCGAATTCATATATTGACCCATAACCTAAAATACGGGATGCTATTAATAATGCATTTTTATCTCCTATAATTATGTCTTTATAATTTATTTTTTTATCAATTATAAGTGATTGAAGTAATTTATCTAATACAATTCCTTTTTTAATGTAAGATTGATTAGTTAAAATATCCTCTTCTTTAGCAGTCATATATTTAATTTCAACTGTCCCAGAAGATAATGGGTTGGTTTCAGGATATAATAATCCTTTTGAAGGTAGTTCTACTTGCTCAGTAGGTAATTTAAATTCGCTCATATCTTTTATTTGTTATAACTTGATTTCATGTATACATATATAATATAAAAAAAAGCTTGACCAAAGCCAAGCTATTCTTTAAAATATGTAATTTTTTTTAGAAATTTAACACACAGTAATCCATTCCAATTGTCATGTCGATAGTATTTGCTGTTCCATCATCATCCCAATTCATATCACTAAATGAAGCATCTTTAATAAATGCACCTTTTATGATCCATTCGGATACTACATCACCTACTGGTCCTAATACATTAATAGTTAAATCTTTTTTATAGAAATCACTATATCCATCTCTACCAGTTACTGATTCATGGTGCAATCTTGTCCACTCCATTACAGCTTGCGCTCCTGAAGGGGTAATTGGATCAAACAATTGCATTGTTAAATCATTCCATCTTAATTTTCCTTTTACTTTTCTATAAGTATTAATATGGTTTAATATGATTTCGTCTTGTGCAAAACCCATTCCACTAACACCTTTAATGATGTAAGCTGGGATTCCATCTACGTACATAATAAATCTGTTAGCAACTTTTGGTTCAAAGGCTGTGAAAAATATTTCGTTTGGGTTTAATACTGCCATTTTATTATTGTTTTATTTTTGTTTTATTATAAATATTATATCTTTTATTCTTTATGACGGGAACGTTGCTCCTGTTGGTAGAATGTTAAAGTCTAGGTAAATAAATTCAGCTGTTTTAGTTGGCTGTAAATATATTGCACCTACCATTTGGTTTCTATCAACTACATCTGGTCCATTGTTCGCAGCATCCATTTGTACTTTAAAGGCATATAATCCTTGTCTTTGTTGTACTGATTCTAAATATGGATTTACTTGTCCTAAGAAATTATTTCTTGTTGCTGCTGTATTTTGTTCAAATACTAAATTATCAGCAATTTGTGAAATGAAAGATTTAAGTTCAATTAACAATCTTCTAACATTTACTCTATCTAGAGCTGATGCTTGTGACTGTAATGTTTTCTGTCCAAATACTACAACTCCTCTTCCTGGGAATGTAGCTATTGGATTTACTTTTCCAGTATATAAATTATCTCTATTAGTTTGAGTTAATTTTCTTTCTGCTTGAGTTACTGTACCTAAACCACCTCTGTTAATTCCAGCGGGTGCGAACCAAGCTTCAGCTGACTTGTCATTAAACGCGTATACACCAGGAATTAACGCTGATGGTACCGACCATACTAACTGTCTTGAATCTGGGTCTGCTAATTGTAACCATGGCCAATAAGCTGCAACATATGAATTGTCAACTGACGCTGCAGTTCCTGTAGTTGCTGTTATTGATGAACCATAATTTTCTAAATCCATTATTACTATTGCATCTCCTCTATTTTGAGTATTTGAGATTAAAGCATTTAATGGAGTAGCATGACTAGCATTTGAATAAACTAATCCTGGGGCTGTTATGATGTTATATCTGTAATCATCTCTATTAGCTAATAGGTTGAAAGCTGTTGTATATAAACCAGCTCCTGATCCCATTTCTGTAGATCCCATACCTTGAGAATCTGTGTCATTAATTTTATCATAATAATTAATGCCTGCTCTACCACCTACTAAATCACCAGTACCACTTTGCATTGATCCACTTTGTGCACGTGGAATTGAAGATGTAAATTCTGATTTTGCAGTTCCATTATTATCAAAATAATCTGGAGTTTTTAATGCTACTGATTTTACTCTTACATATCTTGAAGCATTTCTATAAGATCCAGATGGTTGACAATAAGGATCGTTTGATGTAGCATCTCTTAATGTTTTTGTTTGATCACCAACAATTCTAGCTATGTAGTTAGATTGTTTTGGATCTAATGATACGTTAGGGAATATTTCTAATATTGATTTAGCTTTTGCTGTATCATTACCTTGTCTAATTATTAAACTAAATACACCTGATCCTGTGTTAGGTGCTTGAATTTCCCATCTTATATTATTTTGAGATCCACTATCTAATGTTCCATTTGAACCTGTTGGACCTACACTATTCATTATAGCACCATCTGTTAGTGTTTCTAATGTAAAGGCATTTGCATCAACTATATCTTGTTCTCTTAATGTTATAATAGCATCAGTTCCTAAAATTCCAGCTGCTGAAAATGTTACTGTATCACCTACTGCATATCCTGATCCTTGATTATTTACTGTAATAGCTGTTGGTTCAATTAATATATCACCTGCTACTAATGTTATTTTAACATCTACAGTTCCACCAATTGTTGCTGATGCGATTGTTAAAACATCTGTAGCTACATATCCTGTTCCTGCTGTTGTTACTGTAATTTCACTTACTGCTTGGCCTACATTTACTACAACAGTTGCAACTGCCCCTGTTCCAGTTCCTCCAGTTAAGGAAACATTTGTGTATGTGTTAGCTGTACCGTCTGATGTATTTGTTGTAATTGAAGCTACTAATGCATCTGCAGTTGTTAATAGTTTACCATTAGTTTGTGAAGTTGTAAAGAAACATGATAAAGCTGATCCTGTTCCACTTGTTGCAGATGATGTAAAACTAGTAGGACCACCTACTGATCCACCTGTACCACCTGATGTGTAAGCACCAATTAAATTACCTCCTGCTTCTGGAATACCTGTTTCTACTTCACTAAATATTGTTGTAGATACTGCTGGAGCCCATGATCCTGAAGCTACTCTATTTACTATTAATGATGTACCACCATTGTTGAAGTAATTGAATGCTGATATAGAAGTAAAGAATGTGTATTCGTCTGAACCACTTTGGAATGTACTTCCATAATTTGCTAAGTATTCTGAATAACTAGTTACTAGTTTTGGAATACCTACTCTACCTAATACTGTAGGACCAACTATAGCCGCACCGGCCTGTACTGGTTGCGAAGTTATTTGAGATTGATCATTTTCTCTTGCTAATACTCCTGGGGAAATTAATGTTTCTGCCATTTTATGTTATTTTTATGATATA